CTATGGAACCAAGTATGCAGGGTGTGATCTCTTTGCTTTTAGGGTTGGTTACTGGCGTAGAAACCATCACCTATTTCCAGACATGGTTCTTGGGAGGGAATCATGGGATAGGATCATGCGAGAGTTGTTTAAGTTATCCCAAGGGAGAGAGCTTTATAGTGCAATCTACCATGAGAAACATGATTCCTTTTGGGAGAGTGCTGTAAATATCAATAGTGATCCCTCTAATTTGAGGAACAGAATGCTTGCTAGGAAATGGCTCCAAGAGCGGAATATGCCACTAGAGGAGTTGGAATCAAGGAACTACGAGGGAAAGTTTAAGAAGATAACAAAGAAGCGTTAAAAACATCCCCATTGTTTAGCCATTGCTTTGGCTATCCCTGGATAAGTTTTTGATCGCTCTTTCCATCTTGTGGGTGATGGCCCTAATTTGTTTTGACCGCTTGCTGTCTGATTTTCCCATCTGCCAGATTTTGGCAATTCAATAATATCGGTTGAAAGAAGGGGCGGCATATTCTTTAACCACAAACAGGTTTTCTTGCTTTCTGGATGTCCATGCTCCCAAGGGTGAATAATGCAATCTGGTTTTCTTATTCTAGTAGAGATTACGCCCACGGGATTTTCTATTGCTATTCTATGGATTGGAGCATCCATTAACATTTTCACAAATTGAAGAGCATTTTCTGTAAGTTGTGGATCTCTTAATCCTCGTTTTGTCCAATGCATTCCAGATACACAAAGATATGTGCAGGGTGGAAAAGCAATCATCATATCCCATCCATCATTTATGATGTCTTTTATGTCGCCTTGGTAATGTTTGCCTGGAACATCTGTTGGCAATAAATCACAAGATGTTGCGTCCCATCCTTGATCCTTGAATGCATCTCTTACACGACCAGAGTATTCACAAGCTACTAAAAGTCTCTTCATCTTACTCTCCTTCTTTATCCTCTGGAACTATAACGCATGGCGTTATACGATATTCTGGAACTTGTGGTTGGGGATAGATCGTATAATACGCTCCTGCATCTCGACCATCTGTTGCTGATAGGTTGGCAACATAGATCGTCTGCATTGGTATTGGCTGGATAGGAGCGAATAAAGATCCTGCTGTTACAAGTGGAATTAATGGGTTCATGTTGTTGCTTATTATAGTTCTGATAGTGCTTTTAGAAGTTTGTCTCTTTCTGCTTTGGTTTTTGCATGTTCCTCCCTTTCAATGCACAAACTTGATCTAATTATTCCTTTTTGAATATCTTCGCCAGTTCCGCAATACCATACAAAAGCCTTTCCAGTTGCTTGAATGAATGATTGCGGAGCCGCATTGCAGTAATCACAACTATGATGAATTTCTTTCATAGTTTGTTTTTGTGGTTTACGCTACTCATGTGCCAATTGCCTCGCTCAATATCACATTCATAGGCTCGTAGGAATCCCGTTCCTCCGAATCCCTGTTTCAGCCTGTGCTTGATAGCGGCATCACATTTTGATTCAGAAGAGAAAGCTGATTTGCCACAGGCACAAGTCTTGGGCTTATCACGGCCTTTGATTAGCCCCATCTCTAGGGCTTCTTGCTTGTTAATAGGAGGTAGGTCTGGAGTATCCATGCCTAGTTCATTAAGTATGTTGTCTATTGCTGATCTCATATTCTTTTGAATCCTTTGTCGCTGTAATGCCAATCTACTTGTTCAAAGTATTCGCACTTGTCCTGTCCTTCTTCTGGCTTGAAGTCAGAATAGTATTGGTACTCTGATGCAGGGGCTAGATACCTCCAGCATTGCATATGCGATGGGCAATTTGTGTTTTGGCATTTAGATATGTCTGTCATTGGTTGATTTCTTTCTTTAGATCGCTCAAATCTTTACATGACTTCCTTGCATCTGCTGGTGTATCCCAATCCATGATGCGATTAGCAATGTCTATGGCCCTAGTAAGTTGACCTTCAATCTTCTTACAAAGATCATGGCAAGCCGCTGTATCTTCCCAATGAGGGTTTTCAATCCAATTATGGCGTAATGCCTCTCCAAACTTATCTGATCTTGGAGTATCTGATTTAGATGTCTCCACAAGGAAGTCACCTACAAGTTGTTTGATTTCCTCACTCATTATATTCAAGGACTATTTCGGAACCCTCACGCCAACGATACCCTACAGCATATAGAAAGCCTTGGAATGCCTCTAAGCATTCATCAATAGTGGAATCCTGTCCTATGGTAATTTGTACTACAGGGATTGAGTAATCAATCACCTCTGGAATCTCTATTGTGAATGTATGGTGGTTGCGTTGTATTTTCATTCTGTTTCTATTGCGGCTTGGATTGCTTCGCTAATCTTTAGGGTTTTTCCTAGAGCATTAAATATCTGGATCTCGGATAGAACAGATTCAAGATAGGCTATACGCTTCTCTAGGCGTTCAATAATGTCTTCTTCGTTCATGTCGTTCATAGGGTTTTTAGGTATGCTTGCTGGATGTAGGTTGGGTCTTCTCTGAATTGCGTGGTTAAGATACAGGGGGGATAGCCTTCCTGGGCTTTCCATGCCTTGTAGTGATCATAATCGACTTTGCGGGTAGGTGTGATAAACTTAGGCTTTGGCTTTACAGGATCAAGAGGTTTCTCAACCTTGTTTAGCCAGTTGATTATGAATCTCTTGGTCTTCTGGCGGCGAGGATTAATAGATAGCCAAGCATCAATGCGTTTCATCTCTGTGGCTAGATCGACCCAAGGATAAAGATCCTTGAGGGATTCCATCCACTCTTGATCTGTAGGTTTAGTTTTGCTTGATTCAAAAGGTCTTCCGCAACAGGGACAACTCTCACTCATATTCCTTCTGCCTTCTTGATTAGGTTAATTGCATCGGTTGCTCTCATAATGACAAGCCAATCCTTTCCGTTCCGCTTGTGGGCGACCAAGGGGATCTTGTCTCCTGCATCTTTGATAGCCTGTTCCATCCAGACATAGGGATTACCTGCTTGGACATTCTTTACTTCATTGTGATAGTTTGGAAGTGACTCGCAAACAACATCTGGAGAATCTTTTCCTCCGCTGAATTGTTGTCCCCTACGGGCGGTGAACCCTGCTTCTCGCAGAACGTCTCGCCACATACGCTCTCCTCTACATCCTTTTGCTCTAGAGTTCATTTTTGTTTTAGCTCCTGGATTTCGTCGCGGAGGTAGCGGAATGCACCTACTGTTGCGTATCTAGCTTCAACTACAGAATGTTGATCGCAGTTGAAAATTACGCTCAATTCGTCTTCAAAAGTGATTTTCTCCTCCTGCTTTGGCTCAACTACCAATTTACTACTAATTTGTTTGCAATTAGTAGTTGGCAACGGGCGGCGGGTACGGAATCTCCCCCAATCGCTATCCGATACTTTTTTCCCAACCATTGAGCATTCGTAAATCGTGTACCATTTGTTTTTTATGGGGTCGTATTGTTTCTCTTGGAACTCATCCCCCTCGCAGATCACCTCGTCCTCGCCAAGCTCTCGCCATTCGGTAGCGGGTTCCGTTGGTTCCGACAATCCATGTTTTGCCCATACGCTTCCCTCATCCGATCTGTGGAGCTTCAGCACATCTTCGGCGAGAGAGGCGTATCTTTTGCGTTCCTCCTCGGTCAGGTCGTTGCAAGCGGATCTTGCTTCGGCGGCGATGCGGGTTCCCTCGCTCACGGGTTCCTCTGGAGCGGGGGCGAGTCGGGCTAGTTCTTTGACTGCATTAATCTCGTGGTGCAGATCAATTAGCTGACCGCATGAAAGCCCTTTCTTTTCTAGGGTTTCAGCAATCTCAATCGCTCGGTTCAGAAGCTCCCTGAGTTCAAGAGCCTCTTGAAGTCTGCTTATCGTAAAGTCTGCAAGAGAATGGTTTCCATTTCCCGTTTCGGAGTGTGTGGTGTCAGTGTTCATTTGTTATTGAAGCCGTGGAGTGTGAATTCTTATTGTTCTAGAGTACAAGCCCCTGTTGAGTAGATCGTAGTAGCGATTCATGATCTCTCTAACTTCGGCCTCGGTTGGGTAATCTCGGCGTGACCACTCGTAAAACTCTTGGATGAGTTCTTGGAGGCAGATGTTTTCTTCTTTCAGCTTTTCAATCGCAGATTGTGCATTTTTGCAGGTTTCAAAGTGAGCTTTTCTTGCTTGCGTAACCATTTCGTCGCGGAGCCTTATTTCGTCGCGGAGCCTTTCGACCTCGTTGATTAACTCTCCACGCTTCCGATATGACTCAGCGATTTCCTTATCAAAGTGCATTCCAGAGATGCACTTGGGGCAGTCGCACTTGTATAGCCACTCTTTGGGCGGAGAGAGGTCAATGACCTCGTTT